ATGACTTCGCAGACAGCATGGCAGCTTGAGTGGGCGTCGTTCATTTTTTGGGGCGGGGTTGGCGCGATAGTCTTTACCGGCTTTATCCTCTTTTTTTTCGAGAAGGATAATGCGTCCCTGCTACTGGATTTGCACGCGAGTGAGGCATTGGTCGGCGAGCAGTCAGACCATATTCGCTACCTGGAACGACGTGAAGAGATTCTCCTTTCTTGGCAGTCGGTTACAAAGCTTCTTGCTGAGCTGTTAGATCAGGCGCTTACTACGCCGGATCTCAGCCATGAGAAGAAAAAGGTCTTCTTCACTGCGGTGGTAGAAATACTTGCCGACTATAAATTCTCGTTGTTTCGAATTGCAGATGAATACTGCAACATTTCGATCTACGAACACTCATCAGAAAAGAATTACCTAGAATGCATTGCCTGTTATCGATCGCGTCCTTCCGATGCGCTGGGTGACCACAGAACATGGAAAGTCGGAGAAGGGCATGTTGGGAAAGCCTTTGAGTTGCAGCGAGAATTAATTTGCGGAAACTCATCTGCACCTGACATCAAGCCGTGGATCAGCGCATCGCCGAACAATTTCGATGCTCGTGATGATGAAAGATATGTGTCGTTGGCGGCTGTGCCAATCGGAGTAAATGCAGAAGAGCCGGTCGGTGTGTTGATTGTAACAAGCAACGTGCCGATGCGCTTCGCAAACTCCGATGAGAACCACGGGGATGAGAACCTTCGGGAGGAGCGCCGCCTAGCCGTCGCGGCATTGCAAGATTTTGCTGCACAAGTCGGTCAGCTTGTGGCAGTGTTCAGACTAAGAGAGGCCATGCATGCCGAAGGAACCCCTGGCGATGAGTAAGGCGCAGAAATCATTCAGTTCTTTTGCGACTACGCGGATTGGTACGATCAACCGGGATATCGAAAAGAACATCAAGCTTGTTGTGTCCGGGTCACGTGGGGCTACCGGCGAAGCGATTTCTTCGGTCAAGAAGCGTCAGGCGCTTCTATCGGCACGCCCGTTCAAAGCTAAGCAGCCTGCCTGATCAGCGAAAAGCTCTAACTGCCTGCTCTTCCCAAGCATCGCCCGCCATGAAGCACAAATCATAGAGGCTGACCGCCGACGCCTCTCGGCCGCAGGTCAGCCGCTTCAGCACCTCCGGTGCCAGATAGGCCAACCGCAGTTGGCGGCTGACATGCCGCTCGGCCAACCCCACGGCCTCGGCCAGTTCCTGAATGGTGGCGAACTCACCGGCATCCATGCGCCGTCGCCACCCCCATGCGCGGCCGATGGCACGCAGGATGTGCGGGTCCTGCGCTTGATCCTCGCTGGGCCGGTAGTTGGCGGGCGGCAGGATCTTCGGCCGCCCGTTCTTCTTGCGCACTTTCAACGGGATCAGCACGCGGATCGTATCGTCCGGCTTGGTCATTCAGAAGCCTCCATCTCGCGCGGCGCGACCATTTCACGGATAACGCCCGCGATGCCTTCGCGGCGAATGTCGACCTCAAGCCCGACGGCAGTGACGGTTACTCGCCGCACCAGCAGCTGGATGATCCGTGCCTGCTCGGCCGGGAAGAGTAGCGACCAGAGGGCCTGGAACTCGTGCAGCGCCGCGATGGCATCCGCCTCAGATGCTCCGCCGCCGTCGCGTTTCAGAGCAGCCAACACCTGCGTGACGACCTCCGGCGTTTGGAGGATGCGCCGAACTTCGGTCACGACCGCTTCCTCGACCATTCCTGCGGCGAGCCGCATTGGCGCGGTCTCCTCGCCGGTCTCGCGGTTCCGGATCACGTCCATCGATACGTAGTAGCGGTAAATCTTCACGCCCTTCTTCGTGCTGGTTGGCGTCATGGCCGCGCCGGAGTCGCTGAAGATCAGCCCTTTCAGCAGCGCGGGTGTCTGCGCGCGGCTGTTGTTGGCACGCTTGCGCGGGCTTACCTTCAAAATGGAATGAGCGCGGTCCCAGCGGTCCGCGTCGATGATGGCGGCATGTTCGCCCGGATAGGACTTGCCCTTGTGCAGGGCCTCGCCGCGATAAACGCGGTTGTTAAGCACCCGGTAGAGGTAGCCCTTGTCGATCAGCGTGCCCTGCTTGTTGCGGAAACCATCGCGGCGGAGTTCCCGCGCCAGCACGGTGGCGGAGCCGAGTTCTATGAACCTCGCGAAGATCTGGCGAACGGATACCGCCTCGGCGTCATTCACCACCAGCTTGCGATCCTGCACATCGTAGCCGAGAGGCACGTAGCCGCCCATCCAGATGCCGCGCTTGCGCGATGCCGCCACCTTGTCGCGGATCCGCTCGCCGATGACCTCGCGCTCGAATTGGGCGAAGGACAGCAGGATGTTTAGCGTCAGCCGCCCCATGGATGTGGTGGTGTTGAAGGACTGCGTCACCGAAACGAAGGTCACGCCATTGCGGTCAAACACCTCGACCAGCTTGGAGAAGTCCATCAGCGAGCGCGACAGGCGGTCGATCTTGTAGACCACCACGATGTCGATCAGCCCATCGTCGATGTCTGTCAGCAACTGCTTCAGGCCGGGCCGGTCAAGAGTGCCGCCGGAAAACCCGCCATCGTCATAGCGCTCTCGCGTGGCGACCCAGCCCTCGGAGCGCTGGCTGACGATGTAGGCCTCGCAGGCTTCGCGCTGGGCGTCGAGGCTGTTGAATTCCATGTCGAGCCCTTCCTCGCTCGACTTGCGGGTGTAGATGGCGCAGCGCAGTCGGCGGTTGGGGCGGGCGTTGATGTCCATCACGCTTCCTCCCGTTTCCGCTCGCGCAAACCAAAGAAGCGGTATCCGTTCCAGCGCGTGCCGGTAATCTCACGCGCCACGGCCGAGAGCGATTTGAACCTGCGACCATTCCAGTCGAAGCCGTCCTTCAGCACGGTGACGGTGTTCTCGACCCCATCCCATTCGCGGATGAGCTTTGTGCCCACCACCGGATTGCGAGGATCGGCGATCTGGTGCTTGCGCCGATTGTGCCCTTCGACCTCGTCGGCCAGCAGGTCAAGCATGCGGCGGGTTTCGCGATCAGGGCCGCCGTAGGTCAGCTCCTGCAGCCGATACGCGATCCGAAGCTCCAGAAACGCTCGGCTGTTGTTCGGGGCGGCGGTGCCGATCAGCTTTTCCCATTCGACTTTCAGCTCCTTCACGGACATGGCTTTCAACGCGGCCAGGCGCGACAGAACCGTCTGATCCAAGCGTGGGTCTTGGCTTGGTTTCGAGGGAGATATCTTATTGTTTTGCTTCATAAATCCCTCCGATGCGGATACGTTTCGCACGACGACCACCGCTCTTTCGGGGCAAGAAGTCCACGAAACTGTCTCCGCCGTTGGCAGATAAATCACTGGGCTGAGCAGCGTTCAGGCGAACGACGCCAGCGGCCAGGATGCGGCCGATCTCCGCGAGGCGCGCCTCGGCCGACATCCGGTCGGGGCATAGGGGGTTGGGCCCCGAGATCGGGCCTTCTGATGTGGGTGACATGGCGACTTTTCGCGATTGGGATGATGGTCAAAAGGTATCGCGAAATCAGAAAAACACAAGTATTTCAATAGCTTGTTGACAGTAGCGACTTATGAGAAGCACCGCGTATCCCTGCGCAAGATCGCCGCCGATTTGTTGACCGCCAAAGGCGATCGCCACGGCGAATCAGCCTGCTTTGCCGCTCATGAACTTGTCGAAGGTGTCGAGAGTGGGTTCTTCCTCGAGTTCAGCCATCTCCCATCGCGACGGGCCACGGTCGGGATAGAGCAGCAGTGAAATCGACATCTCATTGCCGGGTGAGAACACGGTCATTTCGTGCACGGGTTCAGCGCCGAGCCAGATGCCAGCCGGGTGCAGACGGCCGTGACGACCGGTGTCCCAGTCCACCTCCTGCGCAGCAAGGGAGGCAGCTGGCAGCTCGACCACGGTCTGACGGGCAGCATAGTAGATGCCCGACCTGATCAACGGTTCGCTGGACCATGCCCAGTCGACGAAGCCTTCCTTGCCGACCACGATCATGGCGCGCTTGTCGGTTATGGTCATCCATTTCAGGATCGCCGCGGTCAGCGACACGGCATAGCGGTCCGACAATTCGGTCATCACGTCGATGTCTATGACCCGTCCCTTGATTTGCTCACGGAAATCGTCAAGCGGCATCAACAGGTAGGAGGCGAAGATATTGGCCTCCCCTTCGATCCTGTTCCGCGCCTCATCCCAATCAGCCATGTTGCGGTTGGTGCATTTGAGGCCGCCGGGATGGGCACGTCTGTGGAGCAGGTAGTGGCCCAGTTCATGCGCCAGCGTGAAGTTGCGCCGACCCGGGGACCGGATGGTCTCATTGTAGATGATGCCCCATTCGCCTGATCCGCCCGGACGCGGCATCAACATGCCTTCGACGCCTTTGGAGAGATTCAGTCCCCCGACCATCGTGATCGGTGCGTCCGGAAAGACCTGCTGCGAGAAGTCCTGCGCCAACGTGGCCACGTCGGTGGGGAAGCGCGGAAGCCCGTGCACAGCCTGATGCACGGACAAGATCTTCGTCAGGCGGTTGGCCCAACTCTGAGGCGTCGCAGGCAGACTCAATCCTTTTTCCCCCACATGTCGATCATCTGGTTGATCTTGACCTGATCGTCGGGGTCGAGCTTGCTGAACTTGCGGAAAAAGGCCTCTTTCAAGACCTCTTCGCCGGGCTCTTCACTGTCATTGAGGAGGTAATCGGTCGTGACCTCGAGGGCTTGGGCGATGCGGGTCAACTTCTCGCCTGACGGTTTGCGCGTATCGCGGTTCTCCAACTCCCAGATGTAACTCTTGCTCGAGTCGGTAATCTCGGCGAGCTTGTCGAGGGAGAATCCCTTTTCCTGGCGGTGGCGCTTGATCTTGGCGCCGAGGGACGTGGTCATAGGTTCATCCTTGATTTCCTTGGTTACAGGAAGCGTGTTCGGTATGCCGAACAAAAACGTGCGGCGCAAGTAGACTCGGCGGCTTGTTCGATGTATATCGAACGCAAGCGTATCTCGCTGCGCTGATTCCTATCTCCTCCCGGCCAAGAAAGGGCCCCGTATGACCGCCATTGCCGCCTTACTCCGTAAGACCCCCGTCACCCGTTTGCACGATTACTTCGCTGCCGGTGGGTTCACCTCTCTTTCGCCCATCGACTGGACCAAGCCCGAGCCGGACGTCGTCGAGCCGCTGATCAAGGCCGTGGACGGCATGTCCGACGACGAAAAGCAGCGGGTGGTCCTCGATGCCGGCCGTGTCGCGGTTCTCGCTGATGAACCGGGGCAGAACGCCCTGCAGAACGTCGTGCAGAACCGCGCTGTCTTCGACACGCTGGAGGGAGCCAACAATCGCTCGCTGTGGGTTTTTCTGAAGGAGCCTGATCGGTTCCGCCTGGCGGAAGAGGTGCGCTACAACGACGAGCGTCGCCGGACGCGGTCCTGGAGCGGGTTTGGTGTTGATGCCGATCTGGAGGTGAAGAACGACCCGATCTCGCTCGCGGCGTTTACGGCGGCAATCCGCGCGCGGTTTGAAACGCCCAACGTCCATGTCGACATCTTCGACCGCCACCGGGTGGTCCTCGAGGGTGAAGAATGTGAGCTCGCCCAGGTCGCGGTCTACCGGGAAGGACGCCCTGAGGACATGCTGGGCTTCGATGCCAACAGCACCTTGTCGCGCCGGATCGTGAAACCGGTCTTCGAGGCTGCGCTCACCTACGAGGCCGCGACCGGCGTGATCGAGGTCGTGGCCAAGACCCGTGAAGACCGGATCGATCTCACCCGCTTTATGGCACGCGATCTGCTGGGCATTACCCTTACAGAAGAGCAGACGCTGCCTCTTCGCGAATACGACCTCAGCATGCTGCTCCGGCCCTTCGACTTCCCGACCGACCCTGCCGATGGGATCGAAAGCGTGACGGTCAAGGAATTGCGCCTGATGGATCTCGGCGATGCAAAGGAGCGTATCACGATTGAATCCATGTCGGGCGCCGACCGCACGATCTGGCAGATGGCGGAACACCGTATCGGACTGGACATCGGGGGCGGTGCCCATGTGTTCGGTCACGCAGGTGACGTGCCGGAATGGGTGATTACCCGCGCACGTTTCACCATCAAATTCCATCCCGGCACCTCGGGCGGTCGAGGAAAGTCTCTGGCCCTGACCGTGACCATGCCGCATGGCTGCAATCTGAAGGACATGACGCCGCAAGAGCGCCTGATCGGCGAGAAGTATCTGCGCCTCTGGGGCATTCTGAAAGACGACAATGATGAAGGCGACGTCCTTGAGTAGGCGGGCGATCGACCTCCTGCTGCGGGCCATGGAGGCCCGCAGCACGTCTCTGCAGGCATCGACGCTGCATCAGGTTTCGCGACGCGCGACCGACATGCTGCTCGAGGCCAAGCTGCTGGTGGCAAACGGGCATGTCCCAGTCGTTGCCGGGATGGACGACTACGAAGATGAGCCTATCGAGGCCACCTGGTCGCCCGAGCAAAAGTCATTTGGCTGCCAAGACAGCACTGGCCGCTGGATCAAAGTCGACAATCAGGAGATCTCGGCGTGCAGGGTCGACTACGGGTTGGCGCTTGCCAGGATGCTGGTCGCGTTCGAGCGGGCCGGGCCACCACGCCCAGCTCCTCTGATCCTCGATCTTGTCTGGGACGTTGGCACCATCAAGCTTTCCGGAACGAAGGCCCCCGTGCCGATCTGGTTTGCGCGGCGGCTCGGGGATCCTGCGGTCTGGTCACAGCTCGAAGGACTGTTCGTGCGCAGGCCGCCAGAGGAAGTTCGTGTCATCCTGACATCGACGCCGGGCGATCGTATTCCGGTCTACACCCAGAAGCGCAATCACGTCATCAGCGCTGCAGACGTGATAGGGACCAGCAAGCTCGCGATCTCACCTCAAATTCTGGGAGCGCTGATCTTCCCCGGTCAGGTCCAGCGCAGGTTCCCGATCGATCACTCGGACGATTACGGGATCGTCTGGCTGCGAGGTGAGACCATCACCTTCCGCAGCGACAAGCAGCGGCAGCTGTTGGGCCTTTTGTTCGACTCGTATTGGGCGGGTTCACCCGAGTGTCGCACTTCGGCCGTTCTGTTTGAGGCGGGTTATAAGGATGGCACGAACGCCCTGGCAAAGGTCTTCAGCGGCCGTGACGATTGGCGTTCATTCATCAAGTACGCTGAGGGAAACTGCTGGATCGAGCCCTGATCCGAGCAAAAACACACGATGAGAAAGGCCGCCTTCGGGGCGGCCTTTTACTTTTTGTGGCTCTCCTACCGGTTGCCCTACCACCCGCCTTCCTGAGCCCTACCACCCCGTCGGCCATGTTGATCCCGCAAGTGTTCGCACAAATCCGAAGGAGGTTCACATGGCACTAAGACACCTGTCCCAGATCGAGCTGGCGGCTCGCTGGAACATTTCACACCGCACGCTGGAGCGTTGGCGGTGGACGGGCGAAGGCCCGAAGTTCATCAAACTCGGTGGCCGGGTCATCTACCGGCTCGAAGACGTCGAGGCATTCGAGGTCGAGCAGATCCGCGGCTCGGACCACGAGCCCCATCGCCCGATGTCGGCATGAGGGGAGACGACATGACAATCTCTAACCATATCACCCTCGCGGACATCCATCGCATGCCGGTGGGCCAGCTCGCAGCGCTGCCGGCGGATCAACTGGCAATGCTCAAAGACGCGGCCGATCAGCAGCTCACCCAAGCCAAAACGGTCTCTGATTGGCTCGATGGTGCCATCTCCCTGAAATACGCTGACCGTGCTGCAGAATGCCGCTTTGAGGCCGGCAAGGACACCGGAACGATCCGCTTTGAGGACGGCGGCGTCACAGTGATCGCCGACCTGGTGAAGCGGATCGAATGGGATCAGGCGAAACTCGCCCAGATCGCCGAAAACATCGCCTCGGCGGGCGAAGACCCGGTCGAGTTCATCGAAACCACGCTGAAGGTGTCCGAGCGCAAATACACGGCGCTGCCTGAGTCCTGGCGCAAGGGGTTCGAACCCGCGCGCACGGTCCGCACGGGCAAGCCCAAGTTTCGCCTGGTGCTGGGCGAGGAGGTGCGCTGATGGCCATTTCACTCGCATCCCTGCGCACGACCTCGGCGCTGACGCCGCCGCGCATCCTGATCCACGGCGTGGCCGGGGTCGGCAAATCCACCTTTGCGGCCGATGCCGACCGACCCGTGTTCATCATGACCGAGGATGGGCTTGGCAAGCTGCAGGTTCCGCATTTTCCGCTGGCAACCAGTTATGCCGAGGTGGCGGAGGCGCTCGACGCACTGCTGGTTGAGGACCACGATTTCGGGACTGTTGTCATCGACAGCGTCGACTGGCTGGAGCCGCTGATCTGGGCCGAGGCGTGCAAGCGCAACGGCTGGCAGTCGATTGAAACCCCCGGCTTTGGCAAGGGCTATGCCGAGGCTGTTACTGTCTGGCGGGAATATCTCGACAAGCTGAACGCGCTGCGGGACCGCAAGGGCATGGTGATCATCCAGATTGCCCATACCGACATCAAGCGTTTCGACAGCCCCGAGCACGAGCCCTACGACCGGTATGTCATCAAGCTGCAGACCCGCGCCTCGGCGCTGCTGCAGGAACATTCCGATGTGGTGCTCTTCGCCAATTACCAGATCTCGGTCGCGAAATCCGATGTCGGCTTCAACAAGAAGGTGACCCGGGCGCTCGGGTCAGGTGCGCGCGCCATGCACACCGAAGAGCGCCCCGCCTTCCTCGCCAAGAACCGTTACGGCCTGCCGGACACCCTGCCGCTCGAGTGGTCAGAGTTTCTCGCAGCCATGCCCCAATCCGTTTAAGCCTTGAAAGGATAAGACCATGGCACGTTTTGACACGTCCTTTGACGCGACCAGCGTCGAACCCACCACCCCCTACGAGTTGCTGCCCGCTGGCAAATACCGGGCACAGATCGTGGAAAGCGAGATGCGCGTCACGCGCAACGGCATGGGCCAGTTTCTCTGGCTCATGCTCGATATCCTCGATGGCGAACACAAGGGCCGGAAGATTTTCGATCAGCTGAACCTGGTGAACCCGAACCCGACCACCGTGGAAATCGCGCAGCGCACGCTGTCGGCCATCTGCCATGCGACGGGCAAGATGCATGTCAGCGACAGCGAGGAGCTGCACCTGATCCCGATGACGATCCAGGTGAAGATCAAACCGCCGAAGAACGGCTACGGCGAGAGCAACGCCATCGCCTACCTGCCGCCTGAACGTGGGACAGCCGCGGTGCGCGTCGCAAAGCCTGCTGCAACCCCCGCAGCGTCGCCCGCCATGCAGACCGCTGCGCCCGTCAAGATGGCCTCCGCTCCCTGGAACAAGAAGGGCTGATCTGCCGCGCCGCCCTGTCCTCCTGACGGACGGGGCGGTGCTCAACCCCATCTGAGGAAACTCCCATGACCGATCTGACCAACGCGGCCCCCGTGGCCGTGATCAACCCCGACTTGCCTGATGACCCGCGCCGGTTGATCGAACTCGACGATGCCATTGCCAAGATCCGGACCCAGATTGCGACTGCCGATCTGGCGCGTCAGCGGGGCCTCAAGCCCATCGACCCGGACTGGTTCCACCGCGCGCGCACCGCCCTGCGCCATCTCAGCCGCGAGCGCGCCGAATTGCTTGCCAAGGGGACAGGTCGCCGCCGCCGCGAGAAGCTGAAGGACGCCCTGATCGACGTTTTGCGCGCACGGCACGACCCTGAAACCTGGAACGGCATTCTGGCCGAGGCACAGGCCCGCAGCGAACGGGAGGGTCTGTGATGGCGGATCTTCCTCCTGCAGCGACGCCAACGCTGACGGCGATCCATGCCGATTACGAGGCCCGCCAGGGAGATTGCTTTCGCGATCACCTTGGCGCGTCGATCATCGGCAAATCCTGCGCCCGGGCGCTCTGGTATGATTTCCGCTGGGTGACGCCATCCCATCATTCCGGCCGCCTGCTGCGCCTCTTTGAAACCGGGCAGCTGGAAGAGGACCGGCTGGTCCGCAACCTGCGCGCCACCGGCGCAACCGTGCTTGAGGTCGATCCGGAGACGGGGCGCCAGTTTCGCGTCGAGGCCCACGGCGGGCATTTCGGGGGCTCGCTCGATGGGGTCGCCATTGGCCTCTTGGAAGCGCCCAAGACCTGGCACGTGCTGGAGTTCAAGACCCACTCCGCCAAGAGCTTTGCGGATCTGACTGCCAAAGGGGTGGTGCTGTCCAAGCCCCAGCATGCCGCGCAGATGCAGGTGTACATGCACCTGACGGGCATCACGCGCGCCTTCTATGTCGCCGTCTGCAAGGACACCGATGCTCTGCATATTGAGCGCATCGAGGCCGACGGCGCGATGGCAGAACGCCTGCTCGAGAAAGCCGGTCGGGTCATCTTCGCCCAGCACCCCCCGGCGCGGATCAGCGAGGACCCGGCCTGGTTCGAATGCCGGTTCTGCGATCACCATGCCTTCTGCCACGATGGTGGCGGGGCGGCCGTGACCTGTCGGTCGTGCCTGCATTCCACCGCCGTGGACGGCGGGTGGCATTGCGTCCGTAACGACCGGATGCTCGCGCCGCCTGAACAGCGCGCGGCCTGTCATCGGCATCTTTTCATCCCCGATCTCGTCCCCGGCGAGGTCATCGATGCGGGCGAGGACGCCGTCTCCTACCGCATGGCCGATGGCTCCACCTGGACAAACGACGCCCGCACTCCGGAGGCCTCCGCATGCTAACCTTGCGCCCCTATCAACAGGCCGCGATCACCGCGATCTACGGCTATTTCCAGAACAGCACCGGCAATCCGCTGGTGGTCATTCCGACGGCGGGCGGCAAGTCGCTTGTCATGGCTGCCTTCATCGAGGGCGTGCTGAAGGCTTGGCCCGATCAGCGCATCCTGATCGTCACCCATGTCCGCGAACTGATCGCTCAGAACCATGCCGAAATGATCGGCCTCTGGCCCGAGGCCCCTGCGGGGATCTATTCGGCGGGCTTGGGCAAGCGCGAGGCGCAGGCCCGCATCCTCTTCGCCGGCATACAGTCCATCCACCGCCGCGCACAGGAAATCGGCCATACCGATCTGGTTCTGATCGACGAGGCCCACCTGATACCGGGCAACTCGAGCACGATGTATCGCCGCTTCCTCGACGGGCTGGCGCAGATCAATCAGGCGCTCAAGGTGATCGGGCTGACCGCCACGCCGTTCCGGCTCGACAGCGGCATGCTGCATGAAGGCAAATCGGCGCTGTTCACTGACATCGCCTATGAAGCCCCGGTGCGCGATCTGATCGACGCTGGCTATCTAAGCCCTTTGGTCTCGAAACAGCCCGCGACCCGGCTCGATGTCTCCAAGGTCGGCACTCGCGCCGGTGACTTCATTCAGCGTGATCTGGCGGCAGCGGTCGACCAGGAGGCCATCACCCGCTCGGCGGTCACCGAGATCATCGAACACGGGCGCGAGCGGAAGTCATGGCTGGCCTTCTGTTCGGGCGTCGAGCACGCGCGCCATGTGGCCGAGGAGTTCGGCCGGCGGGGCATCACCTGCAGCACCATATTCGGCGACACGCCGAAGGAGGAGCGTGATGCGATCATCGCCGCCTTCAAGCGCGGCGAAATCCGCGCGCTGGCCTCGATGGGGGTGCTGACCACCGGATTCAACGCGCCGGGCGTCGATCTGATCGCGCTGCTGCGCCCCACGAAATCCGCCGGGCTCTATGTGCAGATGGTCGGCAGGGGCACGCGCCTTGCGTCTGGCAAGGAGAACTGTCTGGTCCTGGACTTCGCCGGAAATGTCCGCCGCCACGGGCCCATCGATCTGGTGCGTCCGAAACGCCCTGGCGAAGCTGGCGGCGGCGAGGCGCCTACCAAGGTCTGTCCGGTGTGCGAAAGCATCATCGCGCTTTCGGCGACGGAATGTCCGGACTGCGGCTACGAGTTTCCGGCCTGCATGGTGAAAATCGCCCCCACCGCCGCCACGCTGCCGGTCCTCTCCCCGAAAGGGCCGCAATGGCTACAGGTCTCAGGCGTTTCCTACAGCCGCCACGACAAGCTGGGCGGGCTGCCTTCGCTGAAGGTGACCTACAGCTGCGGGCTCACATCCTACAGCGAATGGGTCTGCATCGAGCATCAGGGGTACGCGCGCCAGAAGGCGGCCGAGTGGTGGCGCAAGCGCGCGCCGGGCTGCCCTGTGCCGCTCAGCGTCGATGAAGCCATCGCGCAAACGGCACGGCTTGCACGCCCCAGCGACATCTCGGTCCGCCCCTCGGGCAGGTACTTTGAAATCTCTGACCACAGGTTCGCCTCATGCGCCCATCCCACCCCGGTCTCTGCGCCGTCTGCCACCGGCAACCTCGCGGCTTTGGCTGGTTCAACGCAGGTTATCGGCTCGCCGACGCGCGGCGCGACACCAGCCGCAAGCACCTCTGCAGCCGCGCCTGCCAGGACATCTGCCATGGGAGGAAGGGCATGATCGATCCGACTCCTAATGAAGCCGAGGCGATGACGGTCGGCGGCAAACAAGGCGGCGAATACCTCGAAAGCATCGACAGATCCGATCTCGCCACCCTCACCGAGACCGAGTGGGACCGCTTCATCGACGCGGTTGTCACCGGATATTGCGACCACCTGCGCGCGCTTGCGGACAAGGACCGCGGTCGGCTCGACGCCATGACACCGGAGGTGCCCTTCTGATGGCTGACACATCCTGGATGGCGCGCTTTGGCGCGCGGCTCGTCACCAACGGCTATGCCATTCTGCCGATCGGCCCGGGCACGAAAAAGCCCGGGCAGTTCAAGCGGGGTGCATGGACCGATTACCCGGAATGGAACCGCCACACTGAGCGCGCCACCACGGATGTTGAGGTCTCGACATGGTCCAGCTGGCCCGATTGCGGGATCGGCATCGTTGGCGGCGCGGTCGCGGCGGTCGATATCGATATCGTCGAGAATGCCGAACTGGCCTTGCAGATCGAGCAGCTGGCCCGCGCGAGGCTGGGCGATACGCCTGCCTTGCGCATCGGCCGGGCCCCTAAACGGATGCTGGTCTATCGCGCTGCGCAGCCGTTTCGCGGGATCAAGCGTCATCCGCTGGAAATACTGTGCCTCGGGCAGCAGTTCCTGGCCTATGCCACCCACCCCGATACCGGTGCGCCCTATGTCTGGCCCGATGAGGCGCTGGCGGACATCGACATCAGCGATCTGCCGGAGATCACGGCCGAAGCGGCTGCCGCTTTCCTCGACGAGGCCTACGCGCTTCTGCCCGAGGCCCTGCGCCAGCGGGGTCTTTCGCTGGTCACATCCGCGACTGACCATCTGCGCAGCCACAGCCAGATCGGCACCTTGTCCGCCATCAGCGCGGCGCTGGGCTGGTTGCCCAATACAGAACTTGACTACGACAGCTGGATGCGGATCGGCATGGCGCTGAAAGGCGCGCTCGGTGACGCTGGCGCAGATCTCTTTGGCGAGTGGTCCGCGCAGGCTGCCAAGGACATGCCCGCGACCACGGCCAAAGCCTGGGCCAGCTTCAAGCCCGACCGGATCGGCGCGGGCACGATCTACCATCTCGCCATGGAGCGCGGGTGGCAGCCGGAACCTGAGCTACGCCTCGATGGCAGCGTGATGGATGCAAACGAGCACCCTGCGGCGGGGCTCCTGTCGCGGCTGGACGTCGCGACCGTAGAACCTGCGCTGCCCACACCGGCGCCAGCCTATTCGCTGATCATCCCAGACGGTCTGGTGGGGAATCTGACCGAGTACATGCTGACCACCGCCCGGCGTCCGCAGCCATTGCTGTCGCTCGGGGCCAGCCTCTGCGCCATCGGCGCGCTGATGGGGCGGCAATACCGGACGGAGAGCAACCTGCGCTCGAACCTCTATGTCGTGGGGATCGCCGACAGCGGATCGGGCAAGAACCACGCCCGCGAGATCATCAACGAGGTCTTCTTCGAGGCGGGCCTCGCCCATCACCTCGGCGGCAACAAGATCGCCTCCGGTGCAGGGCTTCTGACCGCGCTGCACCGCCAGCCCGCGATCCTGTTCCAGATCGACGAGTTCGGCATGTTCCTCGCGGCAGCCGCCGACCGCAAGCGCAGCCCCCGCCACATCACCGAGATCCTCGACAACATGACCGAGCTCTTCACGGCCGCAGGCGGCATCTTCCTTGGCGCGGAATACGCCAACCGCGACGGCTCGAACGAGCGGCGCGACATCGTCCAACCCTGCCTCTGCGTCTACGGCACCACGACCCCGCTGCACTTCTGGGGCGCATTGCAGGGGGCAAACGTGGTCGACGGCTCGCTTGCCCGCTTCCTGATCCTGCCCAGCGACGAGGATTACCCGGACGAGAACATCACCGTGGGAATCCGGCAGGCACCGCCAGCGCTGATCCACGGATTGCAGGGCGTGGCCGCTGGGGGTGGCCACCAGAAGGGCAATCTTGCGGGCAAGACGGCCGATCAGAACACGACTGTAAATCCGACTATCGTGCCAATGACCGATGAAGCGAGGGCGCGTTTCAAGGCGCTGAGTGCCGAATTGACGGTGGAGTTGCGGGCTGCAGCCGGGACGGCCTTCACGGCGATCCTGGCGCGCATTGGTGAGAACGCGTTGAAGCTGGCTCTGATCGTCGCGGTCGGGCGCGACCCGGCAAAACCCGAGATCGACCTCTCGGCAGCGGACTGGGCTATCGACTTCGTGCGCCACTATGCACGGAAGACCATGGAAGCTGTTGAGCGCCATGTGGCAGATACGGAGATCGAGGCCCACGTGAAACGGCTCAAGGAGGTCATCCGCGCCGCAGGGGCGAACGGGATCACCAAGTCGGAAATCACGCGTGCCTCCCAGTGGCTGAAATCTCGTGATCGCGACGAGATCCTGCTCACCCTGATCGAAACCGGGGACGTCACGACGGGCATGCGAGGATCATCGACGCGGCAGGCCATGGTCTACCGGATGGCCCGCTGGATGGGCCCCTGGCGAGATGCTTCAGGGCGCAAAATCAATCAGAAGTAACAGTAATGCCGCCTAACTGTATGGAAGATAAGCGAAAAGCCCATTCCTTCACATTCTTCAATCTTTCAAGAGGATACCTATACCCCTTGCGTGTTTGCGCGCGCGATTAGAAATAGAGAGACACCCTTTATGACTATATAATAATTGAATAATTATATATTATAGAGACTAGGCAAGAGGTTAGCGGCTCCAATCCTTCACGGGGGGACCTTGAAGCCCAAGAAGTATTCGCAGCGCGACCCGATCGCCCTGCGCCTGACGTGACCAGACCACCCTTCGGGGCCTGGCGAGACCGCAGCCTTCACCGGCCAGCCCTCTCGCCACGCTCGCCCAAGCGAAGAGGAGGTCGGCATGGCCGAACCCACACACAACCCGCGCACTATCCTTGCGCTCGATCTTGGAACAACCACCGGCTGGGCCCTGCGCGGCCATGACGGTCTGATCACCAGCGGCACCGTGTCCTTCCGCCCCGGCCGCTTCGACGGTGGCGGGATGCGCTATCTGCGCTTCACTGGCTGGCTGACCGAGATCGACCGGCTGTCCGGCCCGATCGAGGCGATCTGGTTCGAGGAAGTCCGCCGGCATGCAGGCACAGACGCCGCCCACGTCTACGGCGGGCTGATGGCGTCGCTGACAAGCTGGGGCGAATTGCGCGGCGTGCCCTATCAGGGTGTGCCCGTTGGCACGATCAAACGCCACGCCACCGGTCACGGCAATGCCGACAAGGCCACGATGTTCGCCGCTGCCCGGGCGCGGGGCTTCAGCCCTGCCGATGACAACGAGGCAGACGCCATCGCGCTCCTGCTCTGGGCGATCGAAACGAACGGAGGTGTCGCATGAGATGGCATCCCCACGGTTACGGCGGTCGGCGCCGGGATCCCGAGCAGGTCAAGCGCGAGGGCTGGCAGGAACAGGGCGTCCTCGCGGTCTCCGCCGATGACGACCGCCTCACCTGGCCCGAGCGTGAACTGGTGCGCCAACTCGGCGAGAAGCTATACGGCCCGCGCCCTTCCGACAGGGAGGCGCGTCATGGCTGATCGCGAATGGACCGCCGAGTGCGTCGCCGATCATTTCGAGGAGGCCTTCCGCACGCTGCGCAAGCTGCCCCCCGTGAAGGCGCAGGGCTACTTCAACACCTGGCCCGACATCGTGCGGACCAGCCGCGAGATCGCGGCGATGGAACCGCAGCCGATGCGGGTCTGGCCCTCGGCCGCCGCGATCACCCGGCTCGAGCAGACATTCGATTGGGTGCTCTGGATCGAGGAGGCGGAGCGCAAGCTGGTCTGGTCGCGCGCCGCCCGCGTGCCTTGGAAGCAGATCAGTGGCGAGTTGGGGGTTGATCGTAGCACTGCGTGGAGGAGATGGCAGTTGGCACTCACCAAGATTGCCTCTCGGCTGAATGCATAGCGACTCCAATGTGTTGCAACACTTTTGTGTTCGACACATGCAACATATCCGTGCTATCCGTTAGGCATGATGGGGAGAGTGCGTCGGAAGACGGCTCTCCCCGTCCTTTTTGGTGGATACCGGCACGGCTTTCTGGCTTCAGCCGGGCATCCAGTCGGCTAACCCACTGATTTTTGGTTCCTTCCTAGCCACATTCGTATGCTGGGGGGCGCAGCGCGGCACATCGCTAGCGACAGGGCCGGATTTTTGGGAAGCCACCCCCTCGGGAATCCACCCCTGACCACAGAAATATCACAATAAAACAATCGCTTGGCCGGTGGATTCCGAGGTGGATACCCTGGACTCCCGAAGCCAGAAGAATCCAGCATGGATTCCACAACCGGGGTCCAACCCGGAATCCAGCCCATTCTCCAACAGGACGCCCCAAGATGACCCTCAGCTTCGCCCCGGAGCGCATTGCTCAATGGCCGCTCGCGCGCTTGCAGCCCTATGCCCGCAATGCCAAAACCCATGGCGCGGATCAGGTTGCGAAGATCGCCGCCAGCATGGCCGAGTTCGGCTGGACCGTGCCCTGCCTCGTGGCCGAGGACGGTGAACTGATCGCAGGGCATGGCCGGGTGCTGGCTGCCACCCAGCTGGGGCTGACCGAAGCGCCGGTGATCGTGCTGGGGCATCTGACCGAGGCGCAGCGGCGGGCCTACCGGATCGCGGACAATAGATTGACCGAGAGCCCGTGGGACGAGGCGCTGCTCTCGGCCGAGTTGAACGACTTGCTGGCCGAGGATTTCGACCTGTCGCTGGTCGGCTTCTCCGATGGCGAGTTGGACAAACTGCTGGCCTTCGTGCCGGAGGGGGATGGGGAAGAAGGTGGCGCCGGGGGCTCGGTGCCGCCGGTGACCATCCCCGAACCGCCGCGCAACCCGGCCTCTCGCACCGGCGATCTGTGGATCCTCGGCGATCACCGGCTGCTGTGCGGCGACAGCACCAGCGCACCCGACGTGCGCCGTCTGATGAATGGCGAGCGGGCAATCCTGTTCGCCACCGATCCACCGTATCTCGTGGATTACGACGGGTCCAACCATCCGACCCGGAACAAGGACTGGTCCGCGTCCTACGGTACGACCTGGGACGACAGTTCGCAGGGGGCCGAGCTTTACGACGGCTTCATCGCGGCCGCCGTGGCGGAGGCCATCGCCGATGATGCCGCGTGGTATTGCTGGCACGCGTCGCGCCGCCAGGCGATGCTCGAGGCTTGCTGGGAAAAGGCCGGGGCCTTCGTCCATCAACAGATCATCTGGGTGAAGGACCGCGGGGTTCTGACCCGGTCGCATTACCTGTGGAAACACGAACCCTGCTTCATGGGCTGGCGCCGCCCGAACCGCCCGCCGAAGGTGGCCGAAGAAACCCTGCCATCGACATGGGCGCTGCCGAGCTTTGCGAAAGACGACCGCCCCGATCACCCAACCCCGAAACCGCTCGACGCTTTCGGGATCCCGATGCGCCAGCATGTCGCCCGTGGCGGCCTCTGCTATGAGCCCTTCTCGGGGTCAGGGTCGCAGATCATGGCGGGCGAAACCAACGACCGCCGCGTCTTTGCGATGGAAATCAGCCCGGCCTACGTCGATGTCGCCGTGGAGCGTTGGCAGGCCGACACTGGGTTCGAGGCAATTCTCCACGGTGACGGCCGGACTTTCGCGCAGGTGAGGGCCGAGCGGCTGGGTGATGCGCCACAAGAGGATGCCGATGCATGACGCAGTCGCGTGTGATGGCGTTCGTTGAGGCCGCGACCAATGTGATCGTCGGCTATGCGCTGGCAATCGTCACGCAGATCGTTGTGTTCCCATGGTTCGGCATCGAGGCCGCACTCACGGAGCACCTGACGATCGGCTTGGCGTTCATGGCTGTTTCGCTGGCGCGGGGGTATCTGGTTCGACGGTTATTTGAACGTTGGTGGGCATAGCCAGACGCTGGCACTTTCTGCTGTGGTATGATACCTTCATACTGAAGTTGTTGATCGCCACGGGGAAAAATTCGATGTCTGCCATTCAAAAAAGAACTGTCAGCCTGCCACAGGAGCATGCGGCGTTTATAGATCGCCTGGTGGAATCCGGTGCATATGGCTCGGCAAGCGAAGTGGTGCGCGCCGGTTTGCGCGCCCTGCAGGAGCGCGATGCCGCCGTGGAACGCTGGCTACATGACGAAGTTACGCGCACCTATGACGAGGTTGCGGCCAGCCCGGATCGCGTTGTTCCGGCGGAGGCCGTTCGAGAGCGCTTGCGCGCCCGGCACCTTCAGCGTGGTGCCACCGAGCAATGAAGGAACGCAAAGTTGTCTTCAGCCTCGACGCCGAGGCTGAACTCCTTGAACTGTATGAGTGGATCGCAAACGCTGCGTCACCGGATGTTGCGTTTGGCTATGTGACGCGGATCGAGGCCTTCTGCCAGAGGTTGGGCATTGCGTCCGAGCGCGGTCAGTCCCGTGATGACATCAGGCCCGGTTTGCGCATCATTGGTTTTGAACGCCGCGTCACGGTCGCGTTCAAGGTGGAGCTTGACCGCGTCGTGATCCTGCGCCTGTTTTACGGCGGCCGTGATTGGGAAACACTGATGAGCTGATCCTCAGTTCGCCCGGTAAACCCGCCCTCTGCCCTCGATTTTCTCGGAGGTGATGGTCAGGCTGAGCTTCTTCTTCAGCGCACCGGAGAGAAAGCCTCTGGTGGTATGCCCTGCCCAGTTGGTTGCGGCCATGATCTCGGCGACCGTCGCGCCGTCCTTGGCGCGCAGCATGGCGATCACTGCCTCCTGCTTGGTGCCGCTGCGGCGGCGAATGGGTTCGGGCGCAGTCTCGGTTTCGGCCGGAACCGCGCCGCGCGTGTCATCCGCGATCCCGAGGGTGCTGTAGGTCAGCCGGGTGGCCCGCAGCGTGATCGGGCCGCGCGCCTCGTCGTGCCGCCAGACGGTGTTGAGGTCGGTGGCTGCGACCTCCTCGATCAGGCCGCGCTTCAGAAGGCTCTTGCAGACATTGCCGACAGCGCCGCCTTTCAGCTTGGCCGTGATCGGAAACACCATCCCGTCGTCGCGCCCGCAGGCCGTTGAAAGGATGATGGATTGGGTGTCAGTCAGCTGGATCTGGGTCATCGTCGTCTCCCGTATCGGGGCGCGACAGTCGAGCCCCTTCTACTAGGCCAAGCCCGCCGGTCGGCGGGCGAGTCCGGAAGGGGTGTCGTTACTCGGCGTGTTCGCCTTCCTTGAAGGCGCTGTCGCTGATCTCGCGCAGCTTGGCGCGGTGGTGGTTCAGGGCGCCGACGTGCCCCCAGTGAATCTCGTCAGGGCTGGTCTCGAAATGGTCGGCGCTCAGGGCGGCGAGCCGCTCCAGCATGGCGTCGATCTCGACCTTGGCGGCGAGGAAGGCGTCTAGGGCTTTTGTGTTATCCTGTGCGCGGCGGGTCATTTTGGTGGCTCCGTGGTGAGTTGCATCGTCCTTGTGGAGACATGTTCGCTCTGTCCGGGACGCTTATCAAATCGATAAGCATATGTTTTGGAATGATAATCGGAGCCGTCAATGCAGGGCATGAGCGAGCGCCAGTACGCCGCGCATGTCGGCCTGTCGCGGGGCGCGATCCAGAAGGCAAAGACGGCCGAACGGCTTGTGATGTTCGCCGATGGCAGCATCAACGCGGCCGCCAGCGATGTGCGCCGGGCGGATACGACCGACCCGTCGAAGACCCGGAAGCCGCCCGAGCCGAAGCTGAAGCCGGTGCCCGAGGCGGCCGTTGCTGCCGTCGGCGATACGCTGCGCGAACAGGGTCTGGCGGTGCCAGCGGTTGGCGGTGGCACGACATACCTGCAGGCCAAGACGGCCAACGAGGTGCTGAAGGCGCAGGAACGTCGGATCCGGCTGCAAAAGCTGAAGGGGGAATTGATCGAGCGCGCCCGGGCGCTGTCGCTGGTGTTCCGGCTGGCGCGCGAGGTGCGGGACGCTTGGGTGAACTGGCCTGCGCGGTCGTCGGCCCTGATGGCGGCGGAACTGGGCGTGGAACCGGCCGCGATGCAGAAGGCCTTGGAAAAACATGTACGCGCCCACCTCGACGAGCTTGCCGATGTCCGGCCTGATTTCCGGTGACGATGATGGCCTGACGGGTTTCGACGGCGCAGCAGAAATCCTGCGCACCTGGGGCGCGGGGCTGACGCCTGACCCCGATCTGACGGTGTCGCAATGGGCGGACAAGCACCGGATGCTGTCGGGCCGCGCATCGGCAGAACCCGGGCGCTATCGCACGGCGCGCACGCCCTACATGCGCGAGATTATGGATCGGCTGTCGCCCGGCGATGTGATGCAGCGGATCGTGTTCATGAAGGCGGCACAAGTCGGCGCGACCGAGGCAGGCAACAACTGGATCGGCTTTGCCATCCACCAGGCCCCGGGCCCGATGCTCGCGGTCCAGCCCACGGTCGAGCTGGCCAAACGCAACTCGCGCCAGCGGATCGATCCTCTAATTGACGAAAGCCCCGACCTTCGGGAGCGGGTCAAACCGGCGCGGTCGCGCGACGCGGGCAACACGATGCTGTCGAAGGAATTCGCGGGCGGCATCCTGATCATGACCGGCGCGAACTCGGCGGTCGGGCTGCGCTCGACCCCGGCGCGATACATCTTTCTCGACGAGGTCGACGCCTATCCGGCCTCGGCCGACGAGGAAGGCGATCCGGTCACATTGGCCGAAGCACGATCGCTGACCTTTGCCCACCGGCGCAAGGTGTTCCTGGTCTCGACCCCCACGATTCGGGGTCTGAGCCGGATCGAACGGGAATACGAGGCTAGCGACCAGCGGCGGTTCTTCGTGCCGTGTCCGCACTGCTACCAGTTCCAATGGCTGAAGTTCGACCGGCTGCGCTGGCAGAAGGGTAAGCCGGAAACGGCGGAATATCACTGCGAGGGCTGTAATCAGCCCATCGGCGAGCATCACAAGACGGCGATGCTGGACGCAGGAGAGTGGCGCGCGACGGCCGTCGCCGCCGATCCGACCACGGTCGGGTATCACCTGTCGGCGCTTTACTCGCCGATCGGCTGGTTGAGTTGGGAGCGGATCGTGCGGTCATGGGAGGCGGCCCAAGGGTCGGACGAAGCGATCAAGGCGTTCCGCAACACCATCCTTGGCGAAACTTGGGTCGAAACCGGGGAAGCCCCTGACTGGCAAAGGCTCTACGACCGGCGCGAGCGCTGGAAATCCGGCACGGTGCCTGCGGGCGGGTTGTTCCTGACCGCCGGGGCCGACGTGCAGAAAGACCGGATCGAGGTCGATGTCTGGGCTTGGGGCCGCGGGCTGGAAAGCTGGCTGATCGATCATGTTGTCATAGAGGGCGGGCCTGGCGATCCGGCGTGCTGGCAGAAGTTGACCGACCTGCTCGGACAAACATGGGCTCACGCAACCGGCACGCATATGACGATTGCCCGGCTGGCCATCGACTCCGGCTTCGAGACCAGCGCCGTCTATGCCTGGTCGCGGCAGGTGGGGTTTGCACAAGTCGCCCCCGTGAAGGGGCTGGAAGGGTTCAACCGCTCGAGCCCGGTGACGGGGCCCACTTACGTGGACGCGACCATCGCGGGCAAACGCCTGCGCCGTGGCGCGCGGCTCTGGACGGTGGCCAGCTCAACCTTCAAGGCAGAAACCTACCGCTTCCTGCGGCAGGAACGGCCGACGGCAGAGGATATCGACGCTGGTGCGTCATTTCCTGCTGGAACGGTGCACCTGCCGGACTGGGCCGACAGCGAGTGGCTGAAGCAGTTGACCGCCGAACAACTGGTGACGGTCAAAAGCCGCCGCGGGTTCTCGAAGCTCGAATGGCAGAAGCTGCGCGAGCGCAACGAGGCGCTCGATATCCGCATCTATGCGCGGGCGGCGGCGTGGATCCTTGGGGCGGATCGGTGGCCGGAAGCGCGGTGGATGGAATTGGAAGGCCAGTTCAAGGTGATCGACGGTGCAGGCAAAGAGGCAGCAGCAAGAACGGAGAAGCCGCGCGCGCCCCGAAGTTCGGCGCGGCGAAAGACTGTGCGGTCGAGCTACATGGCGTGATTTCGGGCTGCGCTCAGCGTTGCCGCTTCTCGCGGCTGCGCTGGAAGGCTTCGAGCGAGACCTTGCGGCGCTCGGCGATCGCGCGGAGGCTTGCCGCAATCTCCGCTGCACCGAAATCGGTGGGATGGAAAGGGCCGCCGTACCAGCGAACCATGTCCTTGTGCTGCAGGTGGCTGCGTTTCGCGATGGCTTCCAGAAAGTCCATGAAGCCGGACGGACCGCCGACGTCTTCGGGCGGCGCGCGACGCTCACCATCAATGGAGGTGGGATAGTCGATGTCTGGATCAGCAACACCGACGCTTTCCACCGTGATCCGGTGTCGCCAGTCGTCGCCGAAATCGTAGGTATAAAGGAACTCCGTGACCCCGCGGTCGATCAACGTGCCAAGCCGCATGGACTTGGCCTGGTAAGTCTTGCGCGCCCAGATTGCGTCATCAGGGCCGGGTTCACCGTAGTCGCGGCCCGCCACCGTGAACTGGTAGAGGTGATAGCCCTCCCACGGCATCACCGCTTGGATCACCTCATGCAGGACCCGCAGATTGGTGGTGAGGCTGACCTCGATGCGCCGCCAGATTCGCGGCTCGATATGTTCGAGCTCAATAATGATCCGGGCGATTTTCTGAGACATGGCGCGACCTGAACGTGGTTTTGGCGCAAACATAGAAGGCGACGGCCATGGCGACAATCACAGAACTGCGTGCCCGACGCGAGGTGCTGGCCGCGCAACGGTCATCTGGTGTGGCGCGTGTTAGCTATGACGGCAAGACCGTGGACTATCGTAGCCTTGCCGAGATCGACCGAGCAATTGAGGTGATTGACCGCGAAATTGCTATGACCGAAGGGCGCAAGATCATCCGGCTGGTGCGCGTGACTACCACCAAGGGATTGTAGCGCATGGGCTGGCTTGATGCCTTTCGCCGCCGGGGCACCGGCGGCCCTGTCGCTGTGCGCGCGCGGCTTGAAGGGGCGATGTCGCAGCGCCGATTGCGGGGCTGGCAGCCGCCTTTGGAGAACATCAACTCGCTCGTCGCCTCGGGCGGGCCGCGTCTGTTGGCGCGATCGCGCGAGTTGGTGGTGACCAATGGTTATGCCGCCAATGCCTGCGAGGCGTTTGCGTCGAACCTCGTGGGCGACGGGATAAAGCCCTCGTCGCTGATCGAGGATCCGGATCTGCGCGACCTGGTGCAGCGGCTCTGGCTCGCCTGGACCGACGATGCAGACGCGGATGGGCTGACTGATTTCTACGGCCTGCAGGCGATGGTGGCGCGCGAGATGTTCGTTGCCGGTGAATGCTTCGTGCGGCTGCGACCGCGCCGGGCCGAGGATGGTCTGCTTGTGCCGATCCAGCTGCAACTGCTTCAGTCGGAGATGCTGCCGTTCGAGAAGACTGAGGCGGCAGCCAACGGCAACCGCATCCGCTGCGGCATCGAGTTCGATGCCATCGGGCGGCGTCAGGCCTATCACTTCCGCCGCCGCCATCCCGGCGACAGCACCGATCAGGGCATGGTCGCGTCGGAGACGGTGCGTGTTCCGGCCGAGGAGGTCCTGCACGTCTACCGTCCCATCGATGCAGGCCAAATCCGGGGCCTGCCGCATGTGGCCCCGGCGATGGTGCGGCTGTTCCTCTTGGACCAATACGACGATGCCGAACTCGACCGGAAAAAGACGGCGGCGATGTTCGCGGGCTTCATCACCAAGACAGCACCCGAAGAGCAGCTAATGGGGGAAATCGAAGCCACTGATGACAGTGGCGCAACCGTCAGTCTTGAGCCGGGCACCTTGCAGGTGCTCTTGCCGGGCGAGGACGTGAAGTTCTCCAGCCCCGCCGATGTGGGTGGCGGCTATGAAGCGTTCCAATACCGGACGCTATTGTCAGTCTCAGCTTCGCTCGGGCTGCCCTATCACCTCGTCACCGGTGATGTGCGCCAGGCCAACTATTCGTCCTTGCGCGCCGAACTGGTCGAGTTCCGCCGCCGCGTCGAGCAGTTGCAGCACGGGGTGGTCGCGCATCAGCTGTGCCGTCCGGTCTGGGCGCGCTGGCTGGAAACCGCAGTGTTGTCGGGCGCGCTGGACCTGCCGGACTTCGCCCGGTCCGCCGCGCGCTATCGTCCGGTGAACTGGATCCCGCCGCGTTGGGACTGGGTCGATCCTTTGAAGGACATTCAGGCGCAGGTGCTGGCGATGGAGGCCGGGATCATCTCGCGGCGCAAGGTGGTCGAGGCCACCGGCTACGACGTCGAGGAAATCGACCGAGAGAACGCTGCGGACGTCAAGCGCGCCGGAGACATGGGTCTCACGTATCGCACCAGCCCCGGCGCCACGCAGGGCGCCCGCGCGACACCGCAGAGCTTGCCGGACACTGGTGCGGCGGGACCCGATCCTGCCGACACGGGCGGCACCGATCCACAACAGGAGGCGTAAGCCCATGAGAAACTGGTACACGATCCGCGCCCTAAGCATCGGCGCGGAGGTGGTGATCTATGACGAGATTGGGGCTTACGGTGTCTCGGCCAAAGGGTTTCTGGCGGAACTGGCAGCGCTCCCGGATGGCACACCGCTTGCCTTGCGGCTGAACAGTCCGGGCGGCTCGGTCTTCGATGCGGTGGCAATCTACAACGCGCTTCAGCGACATTCCGGTACGGTGACGGTCTGGATCGACGGCATTGCCGCCTCGGCTGCGTCCTACATCGCGATGGCGGGCGACGAGATCGTCATGCCGGAGAACGCCTTCCTGATGATCCACGACCCGGCCGGCATGGTCATGGGCACCGCTATCGATATGCGCGCGATGGCCGAGGCGCTGGACAAGATCAAGGGCAGCCTGTTGCAGGGCTATGCGGCCAAGTCGGGGCGGCCGCAGGAAGAGATTGCCCCCTTGATGGCAGCGGAAACCTGGCTCGATGCCAAGGATGCGCTCGATCTGGGTTTTGCCGACCGCATCGCAGAACCGGTCCGCATCGCCGCGCGGTTCGATGTGGGTCGGTTTCGCAATGCACCGCCTGCGTTGGTGGAGGGCGCGGATGATGCGGCCGCGGATGAACGCTCGGGCAATGATGTGGCGGATGCCGATGATGCCTCAGAAGAGTCCGCGTCCGACGAGGATCCTGAAAGCGGTGCTGCGAACAAAATTCTTGAGAATGAGGATCGGCCCCCCGCCGAGCCCGATCCGCCCCCTGATCCTGACGCGCCGCCGCTGGCATCTGACGCGGCAAGTGCCGGTGGTGCCGTCACCATTGCCGATGTCGGCAACATTCGTGCCGAAGCACTCGCTCACGCCCGCGCCGTCGTCGATCTCTGCCGGCTTGCCGGGCAGCCGCAAATGGCGGGCCGGTTACTGGAACGCGACGTAGGTCTCGACGATGTCCGCGCCGCCCTGCTGGCCACCCGCGCCGAGACGGAACCCGATATCTCCGCCGCCCATCCGCAACCCGGCCGCCCGTCTGGCGCGCGCCCCTGGGGTGATGTCATCGCCCGCACCTTCCGTTTGAAAGGATAGAACCATGCCGATCCTCACCGAACCCCCGCACGCGGGCGGCTTCCTCGTCTGGGAAGCACTGCGCGACTATTGCCGCAGTACCGTCACTCTTGCCTCTGGCAACCTCCAGCCCGGCACCATTCTGGGCAAGATCACCGCCTCGGGCAAATACGCGGCCCACGATCCCGCCGCGACCGACGGCACCGAGACCGCAGTCGCGGTGATCTGGGGCGCGGCCGATGCCGGTTCTGCCGAGGTTCCCGCCGTCGCCGTGATCCGCGGCCCGGCCATCGTCAACCGGTACGATCTAATCTTCGCGGGCACACCGTCCGAGCCCGAGATCGCCGCCGCCCATGCAGCACTCGCCAACGTCGGCATTCTCGTCCGCTGAACCCACACCCATCAAAGGAGGCACCCCATGGCCACCATGGACATCTTCGAAGGCGATGCCTTCTCGATCATCGAGCTCACACGTGCTCTCGAAAACATCCCATTCAAGCCCACGACCCTGTCCGGGTCAGGCCTGTTCGGGCCGCGCGGCGTCCGCTCGCGCACCGTTGTGATTGAGTCCCGCGACGGCACGCTGTCGCTGATCCCGTTCTCCGAACGCGGCTCGGCCTATGACCAGCAGACCCCGGAACGCCGTGATGTGCGCGCCTTCGTCTGCCGCCAGTTCAAGAAACAGGACGTGATCTGGGCCTCGGAAATCCAGCAGGTGCGCGACTTCGGGTCCGAGTCCGCCACCCAGCAGGTGCAGGCCGAAGTTGCCCGCAAGCTGGGTCGTCTGCGCAACGACGCCGAGACCACGTTCGAATATCACCTCTTCAACGGCATCCAGGGGCTGGTGAAAGACCCGCGCGATGGTGCCACGGTGGTGAACTACTTCACCGAGTTCGGCATCGCTCCGGCAGCGGAAGTGGACTTTGACCTCGACAACGCCACTCCGGCGTCTGGCGCTCTGCGCAAACGCTGCCAGGCGCTGATCGAAAGCGTCGAGGACACGATGGGCGGCCTTGCCACTGGTGCCATCGCGCTGCGCGCCGAATGCGGCTCGGCCTTCTTCGCTGATCTGGTGGCGCATAAGGAGGTGCGCGAGACCTACCTCAACACCGCCGCCGCCGCCGATCTGCGCTCGCGCATCGCCGACGAGGTCAGCTTCGGCGGCATCACCTTCCGCCGCTACCGGGGTGGTGCGGGCTTCGGTGTCGCGACCGACAAGGCCGTGTTCTATCCCGAAGCCGTCGATGGTCTGTTCGAGATCTACCACGCCCCCGCCGACACGTTCGAGACGGTCAACACGCTGGGCCAGCCGCTTTACGCACGGATGATCCCCGACCGGGAACGTGATGAGTGGGTCCGGCTCGAGATCGAAAGCAATCCGCTGCCGATCTGCACCCGCCCGCAGGTGCTGCGCTCCGCGCGGCGGACGTGATGAACGCCTTTGCTGCCGCCATTGAGATGCTCTTCGCCGATCCGAACATCGGCGCGGAGGCGATCTACACATCCGATGACGGCGCGCCGGTTCTGGTGCGCGCCGTTGTGCGGCGGCCGGACGAGGTAACCAACTTTGGCGATGCCCGGCTTTTGTCGGAAACCACCCGCGTTGATCTGCGCGGGGCCGAGGTGCCAGCCCCACGCCCCGGTGATCGGATCGAAATCGACGGTGCTGTCTTCCTTATTCAGGGCGAGCCCGTCCGCGACCGCGAGCGATTGGTCTGGACGGTCAACCTGAGGCCCGAATGAAACTGAAGCTCGACATCCATCCTGACATCGTCGCGATGATGGCGGACGAGGTCGCAGCAGGAGAACGCGCCGTGACCGCCGCCATGCGCGAGGCCGGAACTGGGCTGAAGACCGCGTGGCGGTTGCAGATCACCGGCGCCGGGCTCGGCACACGGTTGGCCAACTCGATCCGGAGCCAGAACTTCCCGAGGCCGGGCGAAAGCCTCGACGCTGCCGCGCTGGTCTGGTCCAAGGCGCCGGTCATCGTCGGTGCGCATGACACGGGGCCGCTGATCCGCTCGAAAAACGGGTTCTGGCTGGCGATCCCGCTGCCCGCCGCAGGCAAGTCCCTGCGCGGCGGCCGGATCACCCCCGGTGAATGGGAGCGACGACGCGGCCTGCGCCTTCGCTTCGTCTATCGCCGGACGGGCCCAAGCCTGCTGGTGGCTGAGAGCCGGTTGAACACGAAGGGCCAGGCAGTGGTGTCGCGTTCGAAGACCGGGCGCGGCAAGGTCACCGCGCCGATCTTCCTGCTCGTGCCGCAGGTCAAGCTGCCGAAGCGGCTGGACCTGGCGCGGGACGCAGACCGGGCGTTGGACAGCGTGCCGGGGCTGATCGTGGCGAACTGGGTGGAGGGGAAGGTCTAGCTTGCCTCGTATTCCCGGCCAATCGTGCAACGAAAGGCGGGGAGGTCGCCCCGCCTTCAGAAATTCGAAAATCAGTAAACTGCAGCGAGCTCGGGCGAACGGTGCGACGGCAGCACACGCACAGTCACACCGTGACGCACGCGCTGATGAAGGTCGATCACGTCCTGGTCCAGAAGACGAATGCAGCCAGATGATACAGCTTTGCCAAGATATTCCGGCTCGCATGCTCCGTGAATCCGGTAAAGCGTGTCCACGCCATTCTGGAACAGATAAAGTGCTCGCGCGCCAAGGGGATTTCCCGCGCCCGGATCCATGCCGCCGTTTGCTACGGAATACGGCTCCAGTTCGGGTCGGCGCGCGACCATCGTGTCCGGCACCTTCCAGCGTGGCCAGCTTCTGCAGAACTGAAGCCGGGCGTCACCTTGCCATTCGAACGCCGCAGCCCCGGTACCCGCACCATATCTCATGGCGCGTCCTTCGTCCTCTATCAGGTGCAGGAAACCGGCGTCGGGATCCACAACGATGGTTCCGGGCTCCTCAAGCGGAAATGGATTGTCAACCTCCTGACGCCAGAGCTTTGGCGGCACAATGCCTTCTGGTACCGCCGGAATTGGATAGGGTTCACTCGTAATTGCGCCATAATGCGCGGGAAGCGGCGGAAAGATTTCGGCTTCTGGCTCGACCGGTGGCTGGAGAGAGGCCTGAGGGTTCATACCGCAAGCCGAAAGCGTCGCCACGGAGCCTCCGGCAACGAAAGCACGACGGGTCATCATGTGTGTGGTCCTTATGTGCTGATGATCGTTGGTGACCGCGTATGTTGCGCGGCCGCGACAATCAGCAGGACCGGGGAGGATCCAGTGATCCCGCCGGTTTTACCCCAGTGAGCTGCGTTCTACCGGCAGGCAAGACGGAATCATCAGTAACTGTCAGATCCAGGGAAAGCGCCGATCCAAGAAGTGCGATATCCGGGCCGCAAGGTGAGCCGATCAAAACGGCTGTGCGACAGCGCTTCGGCTTTGGCGCGACAAACGTCCCATCGCGAAGGCCGCCAATAGAAACTGCAACAGGCGCTGCATCGGAGTCTGCAACGGCAAGTTCCGGACTCTGTTGGAACCGGGATTGTGAAGCAAGGGCTCCAGAATACGCACCCCATGGCAATACCGCCAAAACGAGGATGAGAATTGCGAGGGATCGAAGCAAGGCCATTGGCTTTCGTTGCTGGCTCCGACACCGAAAGTCAAGGAAGCGATTGGCCTCGTGAGATCAATTCGCTGCGAGTTTCGCAGTCCCCTGAGGTTTGATCACTCTGAGGCGGATGACAATAGCCAAACATCATCGGCCCTTTCTCCCTCGTCTCATAGGATAGTCATTGACCTATGCCCACCCCCCGCGAAACCATCCTCACTGCCCTTCACGCGGTGCTCTTGACCCTACCCGCTACCACCCTGCGCGGTGACGTGTTGCCCGAACGCGTGCCAACCGCGGGCCTGCTGATCTTGCGCGACGGCGATCCGGGCGAGCCTGAGGTTACGCTGTCGCCCCTGCGCTACCATTTCCAGCACCGCGCCGAGATCGAGGCGGTGGTGCAGGGCGCCGATCGGGACGCCGCATTCGACACCCTCTGCGCCAGCATCGGCGCAACGATTACAGCCGACCGCACGCTTGGCGGACTTTGCGACTGGGTCGAGGCGGAAGCGCCGCGACCGGTTGATCTCGCCGTAGAGGGTGCGGCGGCGCTGAAGGCGGCGGCGATCACCGTCGTGTTGCACTACACCACCGCCGATCCGCTGGGCTGATCCCGGCAACCATTCCCCCCACAAAAGGAGACACCCATGGCACGTGCGCAAGGCGCGCGGGCGCAGATGGCGCTGGCGTTCGAGACCTCTTACGGCACCCCGCCGGTCGGCGGTTTCACGCGGATGGCCTTTGCCAGCACCACGCTTGGCGCCGAGCAACCGCTCCTGGGCAATGAGCTCTTGGGCTTTGGCCGCGATCCACTAGCGCCGATCAAGGACGCGGTAACGGTCGATGGCGATGTGGTGGTGCCGATCGACGCGGAGGGCTTTGGCATCTGGCTGAAGGCGGCGTTCGGGGCACCGACCACCACCGGCATTGGGCCCTACACGCATGAGTTTCGCTCGGGCGGCTGGAGCTTGCCGTCGATGACGATCGAGACGGCAATGCCCGAGGTGCCGCGCTATGCGATGTATTCGGGCTGCATGCTGGATCAGCTCTCGTGGCAAGCACAACGCTCGGGGCTTTTGACCGCCACGGCAAAGCTCGTAGCACAAGGCGAGACGGTGGGCACGGCAACGAGTGCGGGCACGCCTGCCGATCTCGCGCTGCAGCGGTTCGGGCATTTCAACGGCGCGGTCAGCCGCAATGGCGCGGCGCTGGGCAACCTCGTCTCGGCCGAGATCACCTATGCCAACAATCTCGACCGGATCGAGACAATCCGCGCCGATGGCAAGATCGAAGGCGCGGACCCCTCGATAGCCGCCCTCACCGGTCGGATCGAGGTGCGCTTTGCCGATAGCATCCTCGTGAGCCAGGCACTGAACGGCGATCCTTGCGAGATCAGTTTTGCCTATGCGCTGCCTTCCGGCGAAAGCCTCACACTCACTGCCCATGCCGTCTATCTGCCACGGCCGCGACTCGAGATTGCCGGGCCGCAAGGCGTGCAGGCACGGTTTGAGTGGCAGGCGGCGCGTGATGCCACGATGGGGCGCATGTGCACCGTCACGCTTGTCAATTCCACGGAGGCCTATTGATGCTGCGTCTGAACCTTTCTCGCGAACCGGAATGGCTCGAGTTGGCGCCCGGGCTGCGATTGCTGCTGGCACCGATGAGCACCGCGCTGATGATGGCGGCGCGCGCCGACCCGGCGGTGCAGGACCTGCCCGAAGATGCTAGCAACGACCAACGCGGCATGATCTTCGCCCGAGCCCTCGCACGGCGCGCGCTGCTCGACTGGGAGGGCGTGGGCGACGCCGACGGCGAACCGCTACCCGTCACCCCCGAGGGGATCGACGCGCTCTTGGACATCTTCCCGATCTTCGATGCGTTCCAGACAAACTACGTCGGCAAGGGTCTGATGCTGGATGCCGAGGGAAACGCCTCTGCGCCCTCGCCGACTGGCAGTTCGGTGGGGGCGATCGCTACTGCGCAGCCTGTGACGGCATCTGCCCCGACTGCCCGGCGCGGTTGAACCGGCCGCAAAGTATTGAGGGCGAACAGATCTGGGACCTGGTGGGTCGCATCGGCGGCCAACTGCGCATCGCGGGCTCTGCGGTGATCGGCTGGGACATGGGCGCGGTCCTGGCCATGGCGGCCGCGCTTAGCGTCAGCCCTCTCGCCGTGGCCGAGTTCCTGCCCGGCATCGAGGCGGTGATGGTGCGCAAGATGAACGAACGATTGGGGAGCGGCGAGGATGGCTGAGAAACGGATCAGCGTTCGCCTGTCCGCAGAAGGCGGCAAACAGGTTCGCGCCGAACTCACAGGCATTGGTACTGCCGGGGCTGAAGGGTTTGGCCGTGTCTCGCGCGAGGCGGATGCGGCGAATGCGCGGCTGGCGGCCTTCGCGCGCCGCGCCGGGGTGGTTGCGGCAGCCGCAGCCTCGGCTGCCGCGGCAGCGGGCGTGGCACTGATCCGCTCTGGCCTGCAGGGCGTCGATGCGCAGGCCAAGCTGGCGCAATCGATGGACACGACTGTCGCGAGCATCCAGACGCTGACCTGGGCGGGTGAGCTTGCGGGCGTGTCGCTCGGCGAGATCGAGCAGGCGGCGGGAATGCTGACCCGGCGGCTCAGCGAAGCCGCAACCGGCGCCGGGCCTGCAGTCGCGGCACTTGGCAAGCTGCGGCTGGCGGCACAGGATCTGCAGGCGCTGCCGCTCGATGAGCGCATTGCGGCAATCCAGGATGCCCTCGTCGCCTATGTGCCGGAAGCGGAACGCGCGGCGGTGGCCTCGGACCTTTTCGGTGATCGGGCCGCGCTCGTCTTCACCCGGATCGACACCGCGACGTTGCGGCAAGCCAGCACCGACGTGCGCGCCTTCGGCGTGGTGGTGTCGCAAACCGACGCCGCACAGATCGAACGCACCAATGATGCGATCGCGCGGCTGGGCCTGCTGGGCCAGGGGCTTGCCAACCAGCTGGCGGTGGCGGCGGCCCCGGCGCTCGAAAGCCTCGCCGATGCGCTGGCGCGGCTGACGGCCGTGACCGGCCCGGTCGGTGGTGCGATTGCGGCGCTCCTCGACAACCTCGACCGTTTTGCCGCCTATGCCTCGGTGGCGGCGGTGGCCCTCACGCTGCGTATGACGCCCGCGGTGATCGCCGGGGCGCTTGCGGTCGGGCGGCTGACGCGGGCACTGGTGCTGACACGCGCGGCGCTCATCCGCACCGGCTGGGGTGCCGCAGTGGTGCTTGCCGGGGAACTGGCCTACCGCATCGGCAAGTCAGGTGAGGCGGCGGACGCATCTTCTGCGGCGCAAACCCGGATGAACGAAGCACTGGGGATCTATGCGCAGGTCGGCGGCCCCAATGCGCGGGCCGAGGCGATTGCGGCCACGCAAGCCTATGTCAACGAGGCCGCCTCAAAGCTCGAAAGTGCGGAAGCCTCGCTCGCACTCCTGCGCGCCATGCAACAAGAAGCGCAGACGCGGGTTCCAGAAGGTTTTACCGCAGGCGCTTTCGCCAATGACATGGCGGCCAATGATCTGCGGCTTGCGGTCGAAGCCGCCGAGAAGTTGCAGGGCGAGTTGGCCGAGGCCCGCGCCCGGCTGAAGGAGATCGAAGCCACCGATCCGGCGGCACCTCTGGTCGTGGCCAGCAATGCGGCCGCCGCCTTGGGCGGGCAACTGGCAACGGCAACCTCGCGCGCGACGCGCCTGGCGCAAGCGCTGGGCAAGGCGCCCGAGGCGCTCGCCAGCCTGCAGGATCAGGCGGCGGTAATCTCGGCCGGGCTCAATGCCGCGGCGATGGGCTATGACCGGCTCGGGATCTCGGCGGCGCAATACCGCGCCGGGCTCGAGCGGGAATATGGGCTGGCGCAGCTCACGCATTACGAACAGCGGCAGTTGGCGCAAGAACAGATCGATGCGCGCGTGGTGCTTTATGAGGCGAACCAGCGCCGCCAGGCCGAGCTCGATGCCTATCTCGCGGGGCTGGCGGAGCTCCCCGCTGCGGAAGCCGCCGCTGGCAGTGCCGCAGTGGCGGCAGCAGAACAGGCGGCGACCGGCTGGGCGGCAGTGACGGCGGCGCTCGGCGATTATGCCAGCACCGCGATGGATTGGGGCAAGGGGCTGGGCGAGACCTTGTCCCGCGCGTTCCAGAGCGCGGAATCGGCGTTCCGCACCTTCGCGATGACCGGCAAGCTCGACTTCAAGGGCCTCGTGCAATCGATCCTCGCCGATCTCGCCACCCTTGCCTTCAAGAGCGCGGTGCTGGGGCCGATCGCCAAGTGGCTGGGGAGCACCTTCCCGGCGCTCTTTGCCCCCGTGGCACACGCGGGCGGCATGGTCGGGGCGGCGGGGCCAATGCGTGCGGTGTCGCCGCTTCTGTTCGCCGGGGCGCCACGTTTGCATTCCGGCGGCTGGGCGGGGCTCGCGCCCGACGAGGTGCCGACCATCCTGCAGCGCGGCGAGCGGGTGCTGTCGCGCCGCGAGGTGGCGGCGGGGCTGGGTGCCGGAGCTGGCGGTAGCGGCGTCAGCATTAGCATCGATGCGCGCGGCGCGGTGGCAGGTGTGGCCGAGCAGATCGATGCAAAGCTGCGCGCAGCCCTCCCCGAGATTGCCCGCATCGCCAAAGCCAGCGTTGCCGATGGGCGGCGGCGTGGCCATGCGATTTGAGCGAAAGCCGCCCCGATGATCCCGGAATTGCCCCTGAACCTCGTGCAATCGCTTGAGCGCCGCCTGGTCACCGCCACCTCGCTCGCGACCTCGCCCTTTACAGGATCGGCGCAGCTGCAAGACTGGGGCGGTGAGTGGTGGGAATATCAGATCGAGATGGCGCAGACGCAGGGCCGCGACGGCCGCCGCCTTGCGGCCTTCTTTGCCCAACTGGGCGGTGCCCGCGGGCGGTTTTTGTTCCGTGATCCTGCCATCTTGCAGAACCCCGGCGCAGGCGACCCCATCGTCGATGGCGCCGGGCAGTCGGGCAACTCGCTTGCCACCCGCGGCTGGGCGGAGAATGCGCCCGCGCTTCTGGCAGGCGATTTCCTGTCGCTTGGGGCAGATAGTGCAATGCGGCTTTATCAGGTCACCGCCGATGCCATTGCCGATGCAGAGGGGCGCGCAACGTTGGGCCTCGTGCCGCGGCTGCGCGCCGCCCCGGCTGACGGCGCAGCGCTCGAGGTTGCAGCCCCGGTTGTGCTCTTGCGCCTTGCCGCCCCGGTGCCTGCCCGGATTGGTCGCGCCGATAGCTACCGCTTTTCCTTCACCGCTCGCGAGGCGCTATGAGCCGCGATCTCACCTCGGCCTTTGCCGCCGCCCTTGCCGAGGTAGAACTGCGGCCTGCGCTGTTTTTCGAGGGCCAGTTCGCCACCGGCTGGTTGCGGCTCTGGTCCGGGCTGGGCGAGATAACCTGGAACGGCCACACTTGGGCGGGGGCCGGATCGCTGCTCGGCATCGGCGGCATCGACGAGCGCGGTGAGGTGGTGGCCTCGGGCACCACGATCTCGCTCTCTGGCGTACCGCTCGACATGGTGCAACTGGCGATCGGCGAGGCTCGCCAGGGCCTGCCGGGCCGGATCTGGCTGGCGCTGCTGACAGAGGGCGGCAGCATCATCGCCGACCCGGTGCAGGCTTTTGCCGGCCGTCTCGATGTACCGCAGATCACCGACGACGCAGAAACCTGCACCATAACCTTGAGTTACGAGAGCCGCCTGATTGATCTCACTACCCCGCGCAGCTGGCGCTACACGCACGAGAGCCAGCAAACGCTGCATCCGGGGGACAAAGGGTTCGAATATGTCACTGCGATTCAGGACAAGGAGGTGACCTGGGGGCGGGGGTGAAGGATGCTTTCGGCTGGTTGAGTGGCTCGCGGCGAATGGCGGCAATGAGCCCTTAGTAACGCGACAACCCAACTAATGTAGGCTTGCGCTTGACCAATTCATCCACCAAGTTCCATTCATGACAAATTCGAATAAGCAGTTCGTTGAAAGTGCCGCACCAGAATATTGGTATAGTTACGCGCATGAGCTCGCGGATACGGCCGACTGGATTTACAAAAAGTCGAAAGGTGAGTGGATTGCTTACATTCACAGCTTTGCTGATGGCTCGACGGATACCTACAGCCGACCACTAATATCTCGCCCAGTCATGCTGATGTATGGTTTAGCCTTCGAGAACATGATCAAGGGGTTGCTGATCTCAGAAGAGCCAACTCTGTTGCAAGGCGGAAAACTTAGTAAGCATCTGCTGGGCCACGACCTTATCAAATTGGCAGGCCGTTTGCAGTCCATACAACTTGACGACAAGGAGCGCGAATTGCTCGCGCTACTTTCCGACGTCGTGCCGTACCACGGGCGCTATCCGGTCCCCAGAAACGCGCAAGACCTGAAACCAGAAAAGTACATCAGCGAAGACATATATACTTCTTGCAGGGCGTTGTTTGTCCGCTTTGAGATGCAGCTTTACAAGCTGAACTTCCAAGGAATTGACGCACCAGAGGGGGTTCGCTTCGCAAATTTACGCTTAACACATCTTGATGCCAAGGCGGATTTCATAACTGAAGAAGTTGATCTGGAAACGCAAAAACTCATCCGAGGCTTCAAAGATGGCTCGCGCGAAGCATCAAGATAAAAGTCAATAACCGCATACGCTTTTAAGGATGGAAGCCACAGCCCTCGATTTCCAAAAGTTTAGCAGATGCAGCGAAAGCCCGCTTCGTCCCGCACAGCAGAAGTTGGTGCCGAGCGCAGCGAAGGTCCGGTTCCCGCCCTGAGTGTCGATCGACGTGAACGGCCCAAACCGGTTTTTCGTGGTTCATGGCAGGCACTTCATGCGAATTTCTAGAGGTGAGGTTACGCCGCTACGTTCAGCGCAACTTGACTCTACCCTAGATTGTTTTTATTTGATCTTGCCTAGGCCAATAGGTGCAGTCATGACCGATGATCAGCATCAGGCCTCCCTTATCAAGCTGCGAGACAACCTATAGGGAATGCAGACGTGATACATCCAGTTGACGCGTATGTTGGAAATCGGCTTCGTGTCGCGCGCACCTTGGCATCGAAAAGCCAGACCGAACTGGCCGAACACATCGGGGTGACATTCCAGCAGGTCCAGAAGTATGAGACCGGCGCAAACAGGGTCTCGGCCTCAAGGCTCTGGACAATTTCGAGATTCTTGAACGTCCCAATCGCGGCATTTTTCCCTGGAAATCCGGGGAGCCAGGAACACGAACTGAACAGATACAGCCTTCACGACCTAAGAATTCTATCTCAAATCAAAGGATTGGGAGAACCAGAAAAGGCCGCAATGCAAAACCTCTTGGGGGTTCTCGCCAACGCCGCTGACACCTCTAAATCGCTGATTTAACAAGCTCAAGTGGCCGGTACTTGGCCCTGTTCAACACTTCGACCGCTTCAGTTTCGCATTGCGCGTCGTAACCACCTCTTACAAGAATGATGACCGCAGCGTCCGCAGCGCCTGCCTTGGTGCTCTGAGCGACGAACACCCGTGTCTCGCCCTTAAGGCTATTCCCCCCATGCCCCGCCACCCCGACTGGCCCCACCGCCTTGCCGCAGCGATCGGAGCCGCCTGGAGCCGCCACGACTGTCCAACCTTCGCCTTTGATGCCCGCCGTGCGCTGACCGGCGAGGATGCCGCCGCGCTCTGGCGCGGCCAGTATAACTCCTACCGCGGCGGCTTGCGCCTGATGCGCCGCCTTGGCTGGCCAACGCTCGCAGCAATGGGCGATGCGCTCTTGGGGGAACCGCTCGCCGCGCCGCTCCTCGCGCAGCGCGGCGATATCGTACTGTCCTCTGACGGCCACGGTTTCGGCGTCTGTCTCGGCGCAACGGCAGTCGGCATGGCTCCCAAAGGGTTGATTGCCTTGCCCATTACCACCTGCACCCGGGCCTGGAGAGTCTGAGCTATGCCGTTTCTTGCGCCGATCATCACCGCCGTGGCGGGCTGGGTTGGCACGACCTTGGCGGCGGGCGGCATTGGCGCGATGCTGCTGCGGCTCGGCGGCTCGCTGCTCTTGAGTTACGCCTCGCAAGCGCTGATGCCAAAGCCCAAGACGCCCGCGCGCACGGTGACGGTGCGCGCCCCGGTTATGCCGCGCGATCTGGTTTACGGGCGCGCCCGCAAGGGCGGGGTGATCGTGTTCCTGCATGCCTCAGGGGCGAAGAGCCAGTTCCTGCATCTGGTGGTGGTGCTCGCGGCGCATCGGGTGAAGGCGATTGGCGCTGTCTGGTTCGAGGGCGAGATGGCGGTGAATGCTGCAGGCGTCGCGCAGGGGCGCTGGGCCGGGAAGGTCACGCTCGAGAAGCGGCTCGGGGATGAGGAGCAGACCGCCTTCACTTCGCTGATGGCGAACTTGCCGGAGATGTGGACCGCCGATCATCGCCTCGCGGGTTGCGCCGCGATCTATCTGCGGCTTGCCTACGATCAGGACGCCTTTCCGGGCGGCATCCCCAACATCGCGGTCGACATCGAAGGCAAGGATGACATCTATGACCCGCGCACCAACACGCGCGGCTACAGCGAGAACGCAGCACTTTGCCTCGCGGACTACATGGCGCATCCGCGCTTTGGCATCGGTGCTGCAATCGGCGCGGGCGATGGCATCGAGGCCGAGGCACTGATCGAGGCCGCCAACATCTGCGACGAGGCCGTTCCGCTGGCTGCCGGAGGCTTTGAGCCGCGCTATGCCTGCAACGGCGTCGTGTCGCTCTCCCAGGACCCGAAGACGGTGATCGAGGCGATGCTGAGCGCGATGGCGGGGCGCGTCGCACATGCGGGTGGTGCCTGGCGGTTGATGGCTGGCGCCTATCGGTTGCCCGAGATCACACTCACCGCCGATGACGTGCGCGAAGGCGGCATGGTGCTCGCCACGCGTGTGAGCCGCGCCGAGAGTTTCAACGCCGTGCGCGGCCAATTCGTGAGCCCCGAGAACGACTGGCAGGCGGATGACTTCCCGGCGGTGACCAGCGAGGTCTACCGCGCCGAGGATGGCGGCGACGAGGTCTGGCGCGATCTCTCGCTCCCCTTCACGATCTCGTCTTCGGCGGCGCAGCGCCTCGCCAAGATCGAGCTTGAACGCGCACGCCGCCAGATGAGCCTGCGCATTGCGGGCAAGCTTTCCGCTTGGGCGGCGGCGGTGGGCGAGACCGTGATGCTGGATTATGCCCGCTGGGGCTTTGCCGCAAAACCGTTCGAGGTGCAAAGCGTCAACCTCGATCTCACCGCCTCGGGCGACGGTGCCGCCCTGCTGCCCGAGCTGATGCTGCGCGAGACATCACCGCTGGTCTATGACTGGGACGCCTCCGAAGAGGCTATCTATGCCGCGGCACCGCGCACATCGCTGCCCTCGGCTTTTGATGTGCCTGCACCCGGCGTGCCGCAGGTACAGGAGGAACTCTACGTCACCCGCGACGGCGCAGGGGTAAAGGCGCTCGCGCGTCTGAGCTGGACCGCCGCTCCCTCGGGCTTTGTCAGCCAATACCAGATCGAGGCGCGCCTTGCGGGGGCCGAGGACTGGACCGATCAGGGGCGCACCGATGCCACATCGTTCGAGATCCGTGATATCGCCCCGGGCGCATGGGAGTTTCGGGTTAAGGCGCTGTCGGTGCTGGGGGTCTCGTCCGAGTGGCGCGCGACCTCGGCCGAGATCCTCGGGCTTTCGGCACCGCCCGCCACACTCACCGGTCTCACGCTGCAGACAGCAGGCGGCCTTGCCATTCTCAAATGGCAGCGCAGCCCGGACGCCGATGTACGGCTCGGCGGTAATATCGTGATCCGGCATTCGGGAGAGGCAGCCCCAAGCTGGGCGGCGAGCTATTCGATGGACCGGGTTTCCGGCAACGAGGCGATCGCGGTGCTGCCGCTGAAGCCCGGCGCTTACCTTTTGCGCGCCGAGGACAGCGGCGGGCGGATGGGGCCCATGGTCTCGGTCACCACTGCCGGAGCGCAAGCACTTGCCTTCGCCCCGCTGACCCACCTCGAGGCAGCCCCGCAGTTCAGCGGCACCCATGCGGGCACTGCCACGCGCGATGGCGCGCTCACTCTCGGGGCGGCGAGACTGTTCGATGACTGGCCGGATGTGGATGCGGTGGCGAGTTTCGACTGGGAAGGCGGCGTGGTGCCCGAGGGCATCTACAGCTTCGCGGCGGGCATCGACTTTGGCACCGTCACCCGGGCGCGGCTCAGGAGCGTCATCGCGGTTGCGGGCTTTGCCGTTTTCGATCGGATTGATGCCCGCGCAGCCCTGCTCGATGCCTGGGAGGATTTCGACGGGGCGGAGGGCGCCGAGGTCGATGTGGTGATGGAATTCCGCGAGACCGACGATGACCCGGGCGGCACCCCCACCTGGAGCGGATGGAGCCGGATCGACGGCCACGAGATCGAAGCGCGGGCGGTGCAAGCGCGCGCCATCTTGCGCACAGCTGACGCCGCCTTCGCACCGCGCGTCAGCGCACTTGGACTTCACGCAGACGGGGTTTCCTGATGGCACAGACGAGCAGTTTCGCAATCGCCAATGACAGCGGCGTCGCCGTGCGCGCGCGGATCAACGAGGTACTGGCAGCCCTCGCTTCGAGCAACGCGGGGCCCGTGGCCCCCGCCGTCACCGTGCCGGGCATGCTCTGGTTTGACACAGGTTCCGTGCCACCCACGCTCCGCCGTCGCAACGCCGCCAATGACGCCTGGGAGGCCGAGCGCGACCCGGTGCGCACCTATATCGACAGCGCTCGCGTGACCCTGCGCAGCGCCGATGGTGCCGAGACCGTGGCGGATTTCCTGGCCGGGAGCGGCTGCTATCTGCGCCATGCCAACGTCAACCGGATCTGGACCACCGCCACAGGCGCCGCGATCTATGGCGCGCTCGCGGTCGACACCATCAACGGCGCGGCACTCGCAGGCGGGTTTACCGCGACCGCCGCCAATGACGGTAACACCGGCACCTCCTACCGCCCGGATCCCGGCACCGGCAACCTGCGCAAGGTGGCGAACTCCGCCGCCTTCACGCTCGAAGTGCCTACCGTGGCCGGGGATTACACGATGCTGGTCTTGGTCACCAACAGCGCCACCGCCGGGGCCGTGACAATCTCGGCGAGTTACACCAAGGCCTTCGGCGATCCCTTCACGACCACCAATGGGCACATGTTCCTATTAACGGTGGTGAAGATCGGCACCGTGCGTACCGTCACCGTGCAGGCGCTGCAATGATCAGCCAGTTCATGCCAGCCCCAGCGCCCTATGACATCCTGCGCACCGTCTCGCTCTTAGCCGCCGTCACCTCAACCGTGGCCAGCATCACCATGCCTGCGGGCGTGCGCGCGGGCGATCTGGCACTGCTGTTCGATGCCCCGGCGGGTGGCAACTCGCCGCGCGTGGTGCCGCCCGGTTTTACCTCGCTTTATGCGATAGCCACTACCGGCGGCTGGGGCCGCCATCACGGTGTGGCGCAGCGCCTCATTGCGAGCGCCTCGGAAGGCGGCACCACGCTGACGGGCAGCGCCGGCACGGTCGATGTCGGCACCGGCATCGTCAACAGTCGCAAGATCCTCTTGGTGTTTCGCGGTAATGTGCCGTTCAAGACCGCAACCTATGTGCCGGGGGTCAGCGGCGGCACCAACGGCAACCCCGGCACTATCACGCTTCTCTCAGGCGCGGGCGCGCCGCCGCTGATCCTCTGGGGCTGCCTCTCGACCACCACACATGCAACCACACCGTTCGAGGCTCCCTGGACCACCCCTGCCTTCGGTGCCGAGGTGTTCGTCGAGGCGCTGCGCGTCGGCTTCACCATCGTCAACCGCGGCAACACACCCGCAAACCAGGCGCTCGACATGGCGGATCTTGGGTCCTCGAACATGCTCACCGCCGCCTACATTACCCTGGAGGGATGAGATGCTGGAACTGAGAGACAACGGCACCCTGATCGTTCTCGTCGCCGAGGGCGGCTGGGTTGCATTGCCGAACGGCGACCGCGTCTCGCCCGCGCTTGCGGGCTGGTCGAATGCGGATGGGTTCACGTTAAGCGAGGTGGCAGAGGCCGAACCAACCGCCCCCACGCCCGAGGCGCTGCGCGCCGCACTCCCCGCGCTCAGCCGCCGTCAGGTGTTCATCGGCCTCGTGGCCTCGGGGCTCGCGACCGCGCCGGAGGTCCTAGCTATTTCTGCGACAGGGACCGTTCCCGCCGCCATCGAGGCCGCCTTCGCTGCGATGCCAGAGCCGCAGCAGAGCTACGCGCGCATCACCTTCGCCGAGTTTACGCTCGCCGAACGTCTTGATCCGACCACGCTTCTGCTGCAAGCGGCGGGTGGGCTGACCGACGCTGAACTCGATGCATTCTTTGTGGAGTTCGCTCAGGTGTGAAGCGCGGCGCGGCGGTGTCGGGGTGCTGAAGACGCATGCCGCCCACGCGTCGCGCCCCGCCGCATCGCACCCCGCCGCCAAACCCTTGCAACCCGACCCCCGGAGACCGCCGATGCTACCCGACTGGGAGACCCTGCAAAAGACCTGGCCGCTGCTTGCCGCCCTTGCCGGACTCTGGGCCCGTCTCGAGGTTGCCCGGGCCTTGGGCCGCGCCGCTACGGTCCAGAACGCGGCCGAGCTTGCCCGCCTAGAGGCCCGCGTCGAGACAATGGACAAGGCCGCGCAGAACCACGCCGTCCAGCTCGGTCGCATTGAAGAGGCGCTGAAGGGCGTCGGCCACACCCTCGAACGGATTGATCGCAAGATCGGGAACTGAAGCCAAGCAATGGCGTGGAGTCGCATTCGACCCACGTGACCGGCGCCGCGCAAATCCACGGCAATCTTGAACCACACCCCAACTCGTCGCGCTCGCGGCGGGTTTTTTCCATTCATGGAGGACCCCATGACCACCACGATGTATCCGCATTTTCGCGACGTGCCGACCAGCGCCTGGCTCTGGCCGAACTTCTCCCCCGCCGAGATCGCCAGTCGCGATAGCGGCGCGCTAAAACTCAACACGCAAGCCATGGACAAGCTGCAGGCCCTGCGCGACGCACTCGGCAAGCCGCTGATCGTGCTTTCCGCCTACCGCAGTCCCGCGCACAACAAGGCCGTCGGTGGTGCCACTGCCTCGAAACACATGCTGGGCGAGGCCTTTGATATCTCGATGACGAACCACGATCCCGTGGCCTTCGAGGCAGCGGCGCGCAAGGTGGGCTTTCTCGGCTTCGGTTTCTATCCGCGCTCGGGGTTCATCCACATTGACCTTGGCCCGGCACGGTTCTGGGGCGAGCGGTTTCCACCGCGTGCTACGCCGTTCGTGTCCGAAGTGTCGCCAGCGCGCGAGGTACTGGCCGAGAGCCGCACCCTAAAAGGCAGCGGGGTAGCCGGGGTGGCAACCATCGGCGCCGCCGGGGTCGAGACCGCGCAGCAGATCCTCGGCGAGACCCAGTCCGCGATCCTGCCGCTGGTGCCGTATCTCGATACCCTGCGCTGGGTGTTCATTGCCGTCGCGCTTGCGGGCATCGCCGTGGCGATCCATGCGCGGATCGATGATTGGAAACGGGGGCAGAGGTGATGGGCTGGATCGCCGCGATCCTCGCGAGCGGCCCGGCGCGCAAGGCGCTGGGCCTGATGCTCGCCACCCTCACCCTCGCCCTGTTCCTCCTCAACCTCCGCCGCGCGGGGGAAAGCGCCGGGCGGTTGGCGGAACGTCTCGAAACCGTGGAGAAGACCAGTGAAGCCCAACGCCGGATGCTCGATGCCACAGCGCGTCGCCCTCGCACTCGCGATGAGCTTGCTCAGCGGTTGCGCGATGGGCGGTTCTGAGGGTGGCGCCGGGTTCTGTCCGCCGGTGGTGGAGTACAGTCGGGCCGAGCAGGTACAGGCGGCGGGTGAGGTCGAGGCTTTGCCAGAGGCGGCGGTGGTGGTCAGGATGCTCGCCGATTACGCGGTGATGCGGGAGCAGGCAAGGGAGTGCAGGTGA